ACGGAGGGCAACGACTAGGGATGGAACAATCGAACTAAACGACAAAATCACTATCCGAGAAATGCTTACATACATCGTCAACAATAGCGGTGGAATGGAGGCTGAAGCCGGATGTTATGACGACTGTGTGATGAGTTTAGCACTCGCCAATCACATTCACGAAGGCGTTTGGACTCCAATAGATGCAGTCGATGAATTTTACATTGAGATGGTTTAGATATGAAATCAGAAGAATTACAAAAACTTGATGACGAGAAGATCCTCTCATTAGTTGATCAGAACTTGAGACGATCAATAGGCTATTACGATAGTGAACTGTCGAAAGAGCGACAAAAGGTTATGGACTACTACTCAGCCCATCTACCTAAACCTGCACACGACGGAAACTCCAAGTATGTCAGCCAAGACGTATACGATGCCGTTGAGTCAATGAAGGCTGCACTGCTCGAAACCTTCAGCACAGGTAACAAAACTCTTCGATTTTCTCCTCAGAATGTTGACGACGTACAGATGTCTGAATTGGCTACAGAATACACAGACTATGTCCTTCACCGACAGAATAATCTTTTCGAAACGATGCAAACCGTCATTCACGATGGTCTTATTGCTAGAGCCGGACTGTGCAAAGTCTATTGGGAACAAAGCACAGACAGTCACCTCGAAGACATCGAAGATCTTACAGAAGAAGAACTCGACATGCGTCTAGCAGACGAGATGACTGAGATCGAAGAAGTCGAGACAGACGAAGAATATGGATTAAACAGTGGTCAGCTACGGATCTATAGAGACACATCACAAGTCAAGATAGAAGCCGTTGCTCCCGAAGAGTTCCTAATTGAGCCTCAGTGTAAATCGCTAGATAGCGCAATGTTTCTCGCACACAGAACCAAGAAGTCACTCTCAGATCTAATCGAGATGGGTTATGACGAAGATGTGGTCATGGACATCAATGACGAAGACAATGACTTTGACAATGATCCAGAGATCCTATCGCGTTTCAATGATATCGGTGCAGACCGAGGTTTCAATGCAAACAGCAGCCAGAAAATGTCCAGACAGGTGACTGTCGTTGAGGCTTTTATGGAACTCGATAAGTATGGAGAGGGCGTCTGTTCTCTTTATCGTGTCGTCAAATCAGGCGGTACTTTGTTGGAGTGTGAAGAGGTCCAGAGATTGCCATTCGTGGCTTTCGTTCCTCTACCTATTCCACATGCTTTCCATGGCAATAACTTTGCTGACAAACTAGTGGCGATTCAGAATGCTCGAACAGTTCTAACACGCTCTATCCTCGATCACGCTATGGTCACGAACAACCCTAGATATACAGTGGTCAAAGGTGGTTTGACTAACCCACGCGAACTCATCGACAATCGCGTCGGCGGCATTGTAAATGTGACTAGGCCCGATGCGATAAACCCGATGCCTCAAGCAAGCCTCAATCCATTTGTTTTCCAAACGATAAGCATGTTGGACCAAGACAAAGAGGATACAAGTGGTGTTTCTCGGCTTTCCAGAGGATTAAACAAAGACGCCATCAGTCACCAAAATTCGGCTGCGATGGTCGAACAACTGGCCTCGATGTCTCAGCAACGACAAAAGATCATTGCTCGAAACTTCGCCAACAACTTCTTGAAACCTCTCTTTCTTAAGGTCTACCAGATCTGCGTAGAAAACGAGACAGAAGAGAAGATCGTCGAGTTAGCAGGAACCTATGTGAGTGTCACACCTGCAGAGTGGTCAGACAAACGTGACGTGATGGTTGAGTTCAACCTCGGTTACGGCGAACAGGAGACGCAGATCCAGAAGTATCTTGCTTTTCATCAACTGTTCTCTTCAGACCCAAGTTTAGGTGGAATGTACGGACCCGAACAGAAGCATCAGATGCTTGCTAAGATCCTCGATATGTCAGGGATCAAGAACGTAGCTGACTACTTGAAAGATCCGAAGATGATACCACCCCAACAACCAGATCCAAATCAACAGATGCAGATGCAAATGGCGCAGAAGCAACTGGAGATCTCGGATCGTCAAACTCAGGTTGCAGAACAGAAAGCAGCCTATGAAGCAGAGATTGGTCGTATGAAACTCGAACTTGATAAACTCAAGGCCGAGCAAGATTACGCCCTTAAGTCGGACAAGATGGATCTCCAAGAGAGCCAACAACAGCATAAAGAAATGGTGAACCTCGAAGAACTCGATATCGCTAGAAATGCTGAAGACGTCCGAGCAATAGCAAGCCCTAACGGATAGGAAAACTATGATAACACAAGAAGAGCAAATGATTCAGCAGGGCGATGAGGCCGAGCAAATCTTAGGATCCTCGGCTTTCAACGCCAATGTAAATGAATTAGTCGACGAGACTTTCAAAGCATTCGTCAACACAGAACCTCACGAAACTGAAAAGCGTGAGAATACATATCGCCACTACCGAGCATTAGTCGACGTGGTGAACCATTTTAAACATAAAGTCGCGGTGCGAGATAGCATTAAAGAACAAGGCGACACTAGCCAAGAAGAGGACTAGCACCATGAGTGACGTGCAAAAGACCGACTCTGAACCTCGCGCACTGGATATCAGTGATGCGGCTGACGCCATCCTAAATCGTTGGGAAGACGCTGAAAAGCCATCTGAAGACGAAGAAGTGGAAGGCACAACTGAAGACGTCGATGAGACAGACGTAGAAGAAGTTGAAATTGAGGAAGCTGAAGAACTCGAAGACGACGAAGAGTACGAAGCAGACCCTGATGAAGAAACCGAAGACGAAGAAGAAGACGATGAGGACGAAGAGGAAGACGATACCACTGAAGAAGTGAAAGTCGCCTCGGACGATACAGTTGTCGAACTCAAGGTAAACGGTGAAACTAAACAGGTATCTGTGAAGGACTTAAAGCGGCTTGCAGGTCAAGAAGCATCCCTCACTAGAAAGTCTCAAGACTTAGCCGACCAACGTAAAATCGCAGAGGAAGACTTTGCGAGGACTACAGCGTCATACAATAAACTCTTAGATCGCGCCAAAGAACGATTGAAGCCATATTCCGATATGGACATGATGATCGCTCAAACACAGATGGACAATGAAACATTTGCCCAACTGAGACAGGACGCGAAACAGGCCGAAGAGGACGTAAAGTTCCTCGAAGAAGAAAGCAACGCCTTGCTGAATGATATGCAAGCGAAGCGTCAGTCTGCAGTTCAAGCAGCCGCGAAAGATTGTATTCGTGTGCTCGAGGACACAATGCCAGACTGGGGCAACGAAATGTATAACGACATCAGGACGTATGCTGTCAAAAACGGCCTCCCTCAAAACGAAGTAGATCAGTACACAGATCCAAATGTAATCATGCTGATAAACAAGGCTCGTCTTTATGATGAAACTAAAGCAACGGCCCAATCAAAGAAGGCAAAAGCAAAAGTGATCAAAAAGACAAAGAAGACCAAAGTTTTGAGTTCTAAGAAATCCCCACCTACCAAAACTCAGATTAAGAAGGCCAATGCCGAAAAGGCACGGATCAAACTTCGAGAAAATCCAAAGTACGGCGGTGGCATGGACGACATTGCAGATGCCCTAATGGCACGTTGGGAAAGTTAGTCTTTCCACTTCAAACTTAACTTTAGTTTAATGACGTAAGTCATTGAAAGGAAACTATAATGACGACATATACAACATATGATCAGGTCGGAAAGAAGGAATCGGTTGCAGATATCATCACAGATATAACTCCCTTCGATACGCCCATGATGACAATGCTAAAAGACGAGAAAGTATCCGCTAGGACCTTCTCTTGGCTTGAGGATTCTTTGGCATCAGCCGGAGTAAACGCGGCTGTGGAAGGAGCCTCGGCATCGATGGCGACTTTAACCAACGCTGTTGAACGTACAAATAATACTCAGATCCTGACTAAAGCATTTCAAGTGAGTGCAAGTTCGGACGCCGTTTCCACATATGGCCGCGCCAAGGAAACAGCCCATCAATTGGGGAAAGCCCTCAAAGAAATAAAGCGAGATGCAGAATTTATGCTCGTGGGTGCCGACCAAGCAGCCGTGGCAGGTTCATCTAGTGCGGCTCGTAAAGCACAGAGCGTTATCAACCAGATTTCAACTGTACAAGCAGGTGGATCTGCCGCTCTAAATGAGGCAGGGTTATTGGCTGCAGGTCAAACTGCATACAACAACGGCTCAGACGTAGACACTTTCATGATCAAACCTGCAGACGCTCAAATCGTAGCAGGGTTCTCAGCAAGTTCTGGACGTAACCGTGAGATCGCCCAAGGAAAAACATTGGTTAATGCGATAGACCTATATGTTAGTCCCTACGGTGAATACCGTGTGATTTTGAATAGACACCTAGAAGCCACACATGCCCTATTGATCGATCCGTCGATGTTTAAGACATGTACACTTCGTCCGTTCACACGAACACTCTTGGCGAAAGACGGCGACAGCGACAAGCATTTTGTCGTCGGCGAGATGTCCGTCAAGCACATGAACCACGGTGATAGCGTACAGAT